CCTTGATGTGCACATGTGGGACTGACAGCGGGGACGGCATGGCAAAGAGAAACCGACGCGAGCGCGACCGCACTCAGGTCGCTACCGGGACGGTGTCTCGCGTTACCGTCCCTTCGCTGTCATCCCTTCAACCACTCTCCCTCAAGCTGATCGAAGATCGGCGCACCTTCCACCCAGACCCTGTTCGGCCCGCCGCGCGGTTCACAACCGGCGGGCCTTCTCGTTTGGGTCTCTCAGAAAGGAAAAACACTCGTGGTCGTTTCAAAGGCTTCAAGGCCAATAGCCAGACGAAAGCTCCTATTGCTTTCGACGTTCCTGCCTCTGTCGCTGTGTGCGTGCGTCGGAAAACACGAAAACAAGTCCTCTTCGCCAATCGAAAGACCGGCCGCGCCGGTACCAAAAGACTGCGTAGAGCCCGACGTCGTTCGCCGTATTCCGCTGTTCGCTGTTAAGCCCTATCGCATCGTCTGGGGGGAATTCCATGTTTGGTCCGATCATTAGTGCCGGCGCGAATCTCATCGGCGGCCTGCTCGGCAAATCGTCGGCTGATAAGGCTGCCTCTCAAAACATGGCCATCGCGCAGCAGAACTTTGCAATGCAGAAGGAGTTCGCGCAGAAAGGTATTCGATGGAAGGTCGAAGATGCTAAACAAGCTGGCATTCATCCTGCGTTCGCTTTGGGCGCTTCCACAAGTTCGTTTACTCCTGTCTCGTTCTCTGCAAGCGGTGACGACAGCATGTCTAAAGCTGTTTCGTCGATGGGTTCGGATATCGGTCGAGCAATCCACACAACCCGAACCGACGCAGAAAAAGAAGACGCCTACACAACCGCTCTGAAAACCTTGCAGGTGCAACGTGGTCAACTGGAAAACCAACTGCTCGCATCACAGATTGCAAAGACGCGTACTCAAATTGGGCCGTCAATGCCCGCGATCGAGCCAGATGCGCCGGCACCGTTTCTTGTCCCGGAAGGCAGTAAGAGCGAGGACCGTCCGCCTCTGATGGCGAGCGGCGTTCGATGGATGACCAACCCTAACACGTCTCCCATGAAGGCATGGGAAGATCAGTACGGTGACGATGGGCCTGTGTCCTGGACTATGCCGCTGCTGATCTTGGCTAATGACGCTCAGTACAATGCGCGACGCGCTGTGCGTCACTTCTGGAACAAAGGTTCTGCTTTCGTAAAGCGCCCAAGTCCGGGCGGTTCAGGTTGGTGAAAGGAGGTGATGTAAAATGCGTGGTCGCCGTCGATACTCTCGTGGTCGTCGTCGGTTCTCTCGCAAGCGGTTCGGTCGTAACCGCTCGCGCGTGAGATCGATGCGTATCGGTTATCGGATGTAGGCCCTTGGCTTGCGTCAAACCATATCAACAGGGGCAGGCACTCTTCGACTGCGGGGATTGCCTGCCCTGCCGTATTAAGCGGAGGCGGACATGGCTCCTTCGGATACTTTTGGAGCAGCAACAATATGCGGACAATGCCTTCATTACGCTGACCTACTCGGAAGAAACCTTGCCAGCTTCCGCATCTTTAGTGCGGAAAGACTTGCAAGACTTCTTGAAGAGACTGCGAGCGAGGATTGCTCCTGCGCGTGTGAGATACTACGCCGTTGGGGAGTACGGGGACACAACTCACAGGCCGCACTACCACATAGCGATGTTTGGTTATCCGAATTGCCGCCGAGGGATGAGCAGGTTCGGTCTGGCGATGCCGTCACACGTAACGAGCGAATCGAAATGCTGCGATCGCTGCGACCTGATAGCGGACACTTGGCAAAAGGGTGGAATTTATGTCGGTGCACTGAACGACAAATCTGCGCAATATGTCGCCGGTTACGTAATGAAGAAGATGACTCACCGGAAGGACTCGCGGCTGAATGGACGTGAACCAGAATTTGCTGTTATGTCGCGCCGGCCAGGTATCGGTGTCATGGCTATGCATGATCTGGCGGATGTGCTGATGCGCTTCGATTTGGACACAAAGCAGCCTGACGTTCCGTCAGTGCTGCAAGTCGGTAAGAAGAAACTACCGCTCGCTCGTCATCTGCGAGTGACATTGAGAAAGCTTATAGGAAAGGATGAAAAAGCCCCTCTTGAAGTGTTGAGGAAGATGAATGAAGAAATGCTCGTTCTGCTCCAAGGTTCAATCGACAATAAGGAGGCCGACTCGCTACGGCGAATACATCAAAAGAAAAATGCTGGTAAAGTTGCGTCGATCCAAGCGCGTTTCGAAATCCAACAATCGAGGATGAAAAAGCTATGAAGCGTTCAAAATTCTCTCTGTCTCATACGAAGCTGTTCTCTTGCGACTCCGGAGAACTCGTTCCCGCCGGTCTCGTGGAAGTGATGCCCGGCGATACGATGCAGCAGGCGACTTCTCTTCTTCTTCGCTGTGCTCCGCTCGTCAACCCGATTTATCATAACGTCGAAGTGCGCTTACATCATTGGTATGTTCCGTTCCGCCTTCTTTGGGAGGACTGGGAGAACTTCATCACCGGAGGTCCTGATGGCAGTAACGCATCTGTGTTCCCAACAATCACATTCGGCGGCGGTACTGGCGCAGCTGTCGGAAGCCTGGCCGACTATCTTGGCGTTCCGCCCGGAATCAATAACTTGGAAGTGTCCGCACTGCCATTTCGTGCTTATGCTCTCATCTTCAACGAGTGGTACCGAGACCAGGACTTGCAGAGCGCTCTGACAATCGATCTGACCGCAGGTGCCGACACGACAACTAACACGGCGCTCCAAAACTGTGGCTGGGAGAAGGATTACTTCACGTCAGCGCGGCCGTGGGAGCAGAAAGGCCCGGCAGTCACGATCCCGCTCGGCACCGATGCTCCCGTGATCTACAGTCACGAGAACACAAATCCGTGGTTCGCGCGCAAGGCGACCGATGGGACTTTGACTGCACCCGGCGCGAATCGTGCTGTTGAAGCGACGAACACCACGAGTCGGGTGCGTCAGGGTGTCGATAACACCGAAATACAGTTCGATCCGTCTGGCAATTTGCTTGCTGATTTGAGCAATGCGTCAGCCGTCACCGTCAACCGCCTTCGCGAAGCTCTCGCGATCCAACGTTACGAGGAAGCCCGTGCTCGCTACGGAAGCCGTTTCACTGAGTATCTTCGCTATTTGGGCGTTCGGTCTTCTGATGCTCGTCTTCAACGCCCGGAATATTTGGGAGGAGGTAAACAGACCATACAGTTCTCTGAAGTTCTCCAGACAGCGGAAGGTTCGGACCCTGTTGGTACTCTGCGCGGTCACGGTATCACTGGCCTTCGCAGCAATCGCTATCGTCGTTTCTTCGAAGAACATGGATACGTTCTGAGTCTGCTGTCGGTGCGTCCGAAAACGATCTACATGCAAGCGCTGTCTCGAACCTTCAATCGCCGTGCGAAGGAAGATTTTTGGCAGAAGGAATTTCAGCACATCGGTCAACAAGCGATCCTCAACAAAGAAGTCGATGCATCGCATGCGAGCCCGAACGGCACTTTCGGCTATCAAGACCGCTACGACGAGTATCGGCGTCAAGAGTCGCAGGTCAGCGGTGAATTCCGCACTGTGCTGAACGACTGGCATATGGCGCGTGACTTCGCCACTGATCCTGCGCTCAACGCTGATTTTGTTGAATGCGTACCGACGAATCGCGTGTTCGCTGTGCAGACAAACGACACGCTTTACTGCTATGCTCGGCATTCCATCCAAGCTCGCCGTCTGGTCGCCCAGGTCGGCTCTAGCTTCATCTACTAGGAGGTCAACATGAACCTTGAACGCGTAAAGAACCTGTTTCGTGGGAAAGGACGTCCCGCTTCGATGCGGCGCTCTGCTGTCGTTCTCGATCCCGCTGGCGGCGAAATTCTGGACTCGACGCCCATGCAACCGCCTCTCGGCTACAATCCGCAACCGTCCATGTTCGACGTGATGAAGGATATGATCCGCCGCGAGCGCGAAGCTCTGGAGCGCGAAGGCTACGAGACTCCGGAGGAAGCTGACGATTTCGATGTCGATGACGATCTCGATCCGAGCAGCCCGTATGAGCATTCGTTCGATCCGCCGGCTGAGCCGTCACGGCTACCGCAAAATGAGTTGCCGGCGGAGCCGGCAACGCCACCCCAGCCCGGCCGCGGGGCGAAGCCCCGCTCGGAAGTCCCCGCCTCTGAATTTGACGGGGACACTTTGGAGGAGCAAGAACCTGTCCATCAGCCGCGCGAAGCGCGGCGCGCGGCGGCGCCACGGCGCGCCTGAGCGCCTTCGCCGCCTACTTGGCCCCGGGAGACCCCCGGGGCCTTTTTTTTGCGCCCTTGACGTCCGGGCGCAAATCACGGCCTACCGCTAGGACCATGTGCACAGCCTTGATGTGCACATGTGGGACTGACAGCGGGGACGGCATGGCAAAGAGAAACCGACGCGAGCGCGACCGCACTCAGGTCGCTACCGGGACGGTGTCTC